AGTGCATCAGCTGTCATATGGCGGAAGGGCTGGAGCGGCTGCCATAGTATAAGGGCAACCGCAATCAAAAAGAACTTATTCTTTAACATCAGAAGGCATAGTTTACGACACGATCTTCACAGTAACCACGGCGGGAATGAGTGAAGTAATCGGTCTTATCTTTGCCACCCGATTGAGTGAACATGTTGCGAATGTAGAAGTCAAACCCACGCTCATCTTCCTTCCACTCATTGAGTGCCTGATACTGCTTCAGAGTAACATTCAACTCAGCGATGAGTTTGTTATACAGTTCGCGCTTTTCTTTGCTCACCACATCATCAGCAAAGAACACCGTGGTTTCGTTATACTTTTTGCTGCTGAACACGTAGATAACACCTTCCTTCGGCAATCCGCCATTGTAGGTAGGATATGCCTGCTTGCTGGACTTACACTCAATGTCGTAAGTTTTGCCGTTGTGATGCACACGGAAGTCGGGAGAGTTCTGAATACCATTGGGCTGATATTCATACTTCAGACCATGCTTCACCAGCAACTTAGCGACTTCGTGCTCATGAACTGAATTGTCCTGACTGTTACCGAAATACTTCAGATCCAGACAGTCAAGAAAGAATTGATTGAGAGTCATCTCGCAAACCCTTGCGTTGATTACTTTGGTAGAATAGAACGAAATGGGAACCTTGTCTAGGGGGTGTGTGCCACCCCTTCAACTGTCACCGCCAACTCAGGAAGGTGGCAGGGTTGCCGTACTCTCCGATCACGATGCCATTGTGGCGGACCTCAGCGTAACCGTACTCCTCCGACAGGGAGTAGCACAGATCCCAGGCACGATCGGCATCGGTCGTGTGGTTCTCCCAGGGGGCAGAGGGGCAGATCACGTCGTAGCGCATTTGGTTTGGTTCGTTTGGTATGCAACCATTATAGGCACAGGGTCGGGCGGATCGAGGGGCACAGTGGACAGTCCCGCAACTGGCACACGAGCAGCCGACCTCAAAGTATACCTAACTCCTACGCTGCCACGTTGAACCTTCCGCTGTTGAAGTTATGATACGCAAAGACCTCACGATTCACCAGTTTGAACATACCAAACTCATTGCTCATCACATAACCTTCGGCATCAATACGATTGCCGTTGATGTATGCTGCGGGACCATAATTACGGCACAGGAAGAGACAATCATCTTTGATAGACTTCACCAGTGCCCACAATCCAAGCAGGTTAGGATCACAATCAATCTCACTGTTCACAATAGGACGACCAGCACGAATGCAGGCGTTCAGTTGTTGTTTGATCTTTGCTGCTTCTTTATCAGAAACGAACTCACAAGCAGTAGACATTTGACGGGCGAAATCTACGACCTCTTTCACATCAGCGAAGGACTCCTGATTGTACAGGATGTATGCATCAGGTTTCACAAACTTCACCGTCTCAGTGTCAGTCCAGATGCTACGATCAGGGAATGCCTGAGCATCACGAAGATCGCTCTCAGCATAATAGCAAGTGTGAGGGGCGATGATAATTTTCTGGGAAACTACCTCACCGAACTTATAAGTGATCGTGTTAGGAGTATACTCATCATCACCACCGAAACCAATAAAATCGCCTTGATAGATACACTCGAAACGAGGCAACCAATCAAAACAAGCGTGAAGAATTGCTGCGACTTCACCTTGATAGAATTGATCAATCTCATCGTGATTGTGAGCGATACGAATCTTTTTCTTGTTGAAGACTGCCTTGGTTCCTACAAAGAACTCACCGCAGGCAGGATCAGTTCCCCACACGATTGCAGGGGCACCATCAATCTTAACGCTCAGATTTCCAGGATTCACGAACCAATCCAGGACAGAAAGATCCCCCGTCAGGATAGAATCTTCGGGGTGCTCAAGGTGGGTGTTTTTCATACTGTTAGTATGGCACGAAAAAAGGAGGTCTGCAAGGGGGTGTGTGACAGTTCCACAACTGTCACAAGTCATCCAAATTTACATTTTCCCAACCACTAAAATCAGGTTCTACATCACCCAGAAGTTGCTGAGCATAATATAACGTGCCACGCTCTAAGTTTCCATCACGAAAATCATCAGTTTGCCCACGATGCTTATACCAACTGAGAACACCGTGACCAACATCAGAACGACTCACAATCGCCATATAATGATCATCACACCACACTTCATTCTCTTCTGCCATCTCACGCAATGCGGTGAGAGTTGCACAACACCAGTTGCGTTCTAGAAAGTTACCATTCTCATCAAAACCACATTTAGGATCATCACCTTCCCAATCTTTCACGAATGTAGAACAACGGGGGCATTTGTAAGTCATCAGATCCCTTTGTTTGTGATCTTAGTATGGCAGGGGTTGCTGCGAACCGCAACCCCCCTTGTGCCACTTATTCAACCGTCACACTCTCAACCAATTCTTGAATCACATCTTCATCATAAACATACGAAATCTCATTGAGAACATCTTCCTCATTCAAGTGAGATAGATTTTCCACAATGGTATCATACGCGAATTGAATCAAACATTTGGTGTCCATCTCATCAACAATACGCTCGGCGTAGTTTTCAACGAGTTGGTCAAGTTGTTGGGAAGTAAGGGTCATTTCAGAACGTGGCGAAAGTCAATAGATTTAATGCACCAACCAGATGCACAACTAATCTCTTCAATCAGATCCTCTTCGTTATCAGCATCCCAGATGGTGCCGATGTAACGCGAGGGCAAAAACTCTTCAGTTTCAAGTTGATCCTGTTCAGTCCAATCTTCATCATCAAGTGAACAATCAAACTCAATCTCGGTGACTTGAAACAACATCAGTAGTCGTAATCAGCGTTCAGGTACTCATTGACATCAAACTTTTCATCTTTGAGTTCAGGAATGTCAAGGTCAAAGATTTCACCAGGAGCATCTTGAATCTCAGACCAGAGTTCATCAAACATGGTTCAATTCCGAACGACAAGAGTACAATACACGGGATGGGGGATCACCACAACCCCCTGTGTGCCACTTTCGCAACTGTCACAAGAATTCTTATATAAACTCCGCAAGATAGTAATCTAAAGGCAACTCAAGTTCTGCTGCTTTCTGTTCCCATTCATCCCATTCTTCGGGAGAAGCATCATTCAGGAAATCTTCCCGAGTATATTCAAAAGCGGGACCACACATTTGAATCAATTGCGACAACGAAGGTACAATATCCCACCACGTGGTCCCAAATCAAGGGGTCTTGTGCCAGTTCCGCAACTGTCCTCATTCTCAATAAGGATCTTGTTATTGAGAATCAATAAGTTCTAGTAATTGAGAATAAGATCCAATTCTCAAACTGTCACATCAGTACTCAATATCGTACTCTTTGATGCTAATATTAATATCTTCGTCATCTTGTAGATGTAGAAGTTCCCGCCACGGGATATCTTCTAGATCTAGATCTTCATAACACATAAGATCTAGTGTAACTCGTACTGTACGCTTTGTATACGTGTTAGGCATAAGAATCTCGTATGTATGTGAACTAGATTGTATCATGCATAGTGACGATACGCAAGCGATTCATAATCTCGCCCATCTCGTGCGTAATCCTCGTCTAGATCTAGATCTTGTGCATAATACTCGTCTAGATCGTATGAATAGTCTGTTGCGTATGTATAGTCTAGATCGTAATCGTCGTACATAAGCTCGTCGAGATTTGTATGATGCTTTATGATTATAGCAGATATCTCGTCGAGTTGTCAAGAAGTATTCTAGACGAGATTCTCATAAGATTATATATGAGATCTAGACGAGATTTGTGTGGGTTTCGGCACCTGGGCGCGGCGTGGGACTTGACAAACTGCGCGTCTTATGATACGCTCGCTTAGGTCACAAGACCCAGAGGCATTTATAAGCATTTACCACACTTAAAAGACTACCTATTCTCAACAATATTCTCAATTGATTCTCAATTATTATTAACTTATTGAGAATGAAACAAATAATACATTAATGTTTTTTATTATATTTTTTAATTAAATTTAACCTTTTATGGTATCAAATTATACCATTCTCAACCTTCTGGTATAAAGTCCCACAGTTCACCATTCCATTGCCATCTACGATCTTTCCAACCATATACCTGCCCTACTTCTGGGTTCGTTGGAAACTGAGGACCATCGGGTTCTTTATGTGGATTCTGTACCTTATCAACCACTTTATCAAACTCACCATTTAACCAATCAGTATCAGATACACTCCACTTATCAATCGGACAGGAGTCTAATGCGAATGATGCCTTATGATCCAAGAAACATCCACAATGCTTACACCTTACCTGTCTTTCATCATAATATTCACACTGTTTACAAATGTCTAATCTCTGTTGTTTGACCTCTGGGGATACAAACAAAGCATTAGATGAGAATGCCTGTTTAACAACTTCAA